CAGGAAACCATCATATGCAGAAGTGCTTCCAGAACCAGCATTTACTCTTCCTGCAATGGTCTGGGTTACACCCATTCCGACCGTAAGTCCAGAAACATTGATACCAGAGATGATTTGGTCAGCAGCACCATCAATAGTGCAGACCTTAAGTTTGTTTGCCCACTTTCCGGGATTTTTTGCTGCATACTCCCAAGAAACGCTAACAGAACTGTGGTTATTTACATAATCCTCATAGGATTTAATTTTAACACCACTGGAACCATCGTTGTTTGCATTATTTAAATAACTGCCAGCAGATTCATCAGATCTGAGAACTCTTAGAGTTCCACCATAAGAAAGGTATGAAGACGCACTTAACCAGTAGTCACACTGTGCGTCGGTTGTAATTGGCTTACCAAAGGTTTTAAGAAGATCTTGCTCTGTTTCAATCAGAATGGGAACATTAATTGGTCCCTTTTCAAATGGACCTGCAATTGCACCAACTTGGTCATTTGCAGCATCCACTCTACCGATTGTTAAGTCAACTTCTCTTACCTTGACGCCGGGGGATACTAGGTTAAGCGACATGTCTTTTCCTCGACCGAAGATTCATTTTTACTAAAACTATTTAGAATTTTGAACTTGTAGAGTGGGGAAACTGTGCATGAACACTACCAATCAGGATATATGTCTGTAATCCTATTCTTTTCTTTTCTATATTCAATTACTCTTTTCTTCGTACACTCCTTACACTCGTAAGAATATGATGATGGATACATGCCTCTATTTTTTCTAATCAAATAAAATCCATCAATTAAATCTTTAGTGACACCACAAATCCTACATTTTCTTTCTTTGAACAGTAGATGTTCTAATCCAAACTGCTCATCAAAGTCCATTATTGGTATTCCCACATAAAAGATCTATCACCATACTCATCAGTGGTCCATGTATCTCCATCAGCATCTACAAAACTAGTCTCATCTAAACCATCAGACATAAATCCAAACGGTGCCATATCTTGTTCGATCTGATTCTTCTGTTCTTCATATAATCTTTTTCTTACATCCTGATCAGTAAGTTCTTTGAAATAATCTTGTTGAACTAACCATGCATAGATTACAAGACACATTGCAAGGTCATCGTTGCAACCTTCTTCTGCTTCAAATGAATTACGCTTCTGAATGAAAGTAGTCAATTCAGATATAATTTCATAATCGTTGAAGATTACTTTATCTTCTTCAATCATTGTCTTTAGATTGAGTGATCCAACTTGTTTCACAGTCTTACTCATCTTGACACCAAGTTGTGTCTTCTTACCGGAGAATCCCTGTCCTACAATTTGACCTGCTCTACCACGCATTGAACACATCAGTAGATTTTGATACTCAAGATCATAGTTTAAAATTGAAGCAACTTGGTCTCCAACGTCATTTACTTCACAAAGAACAAATGAATTATTATAATTTCTTACTACTTCGTATATAATATTGGGAAATAGCATCGGTTTTATATCATTATTCCGATACTTTGCTACTACCTTATGTGGGAATTCAGTAATATCTACAACAATAAAAGCAGAATAGTCTAAACTGACTCCTCGTGCAACGTCAACAGTGCAGACATAATCTCTGCCCTCTCTAGGTTTTTCATAGATATCCAATCCAGCATTCCTGGTGATTGGATTATCATAAGCTAAACTTCTTAATTTACTTGGTGCAATCAGAGTATCAACAGATCCAAGGAATTCGCACTCAAACTCAATCTTGAATTGCTGCTCTGATGTGTTAGCAATTGTTTGTTCTTTCCAGACATCATCTCTACCTGGAACTTCCGACCAATGAACATCTGTAGGGACATAATCATTTTTACCTTTTTCTGCATCATGCCACAGACGGTAGAAATGATTCATACCGTGAGGCGTAGATACAATAATTACTTTGGTGCTTTTACCAGAAGTAATAGTAGGATAAACCGAGGCAAAGAACGAGTCAGCAATATGGTTCGGGACGAATGCGAACTCGTCTAGAAATAGGATGTTGAATGACATACCTCGGACAGCACTTGCAGACGTAGATGCTGCCAGTATTTTACTCCCATTTTCCAACTCCAACGAACCTTTGTTCCACACTACAACACCCTGCTGCATCCATTTGGGCAAGTTCTCGTATGCAGTTTGTAATCTTCCAAGAAGATCTCTTGCAGTTGCTGCTTTGTTTGCTAGGATACCTATATTAACACTATCATTGAATACTGCATAGTGCAAAAGGTATGATACAGAAGTAGTAGATTTACCAGTCTGACGTGGCATCTTACAAATATTAAATCTATTCTCATGGAAGTTAGAAATTAACTTCTCTTGAAAGTCGTATGGTTTGAAAGGAACAAGACCTTCATCCAAACTCACAATCTTTACATAATTCCGTGCAAAGTAAACAGGATCTTGCTTACACTTAATAAATTCAGCAATCTGTTCTTGTGTAAATTCAATTGGGGTGTTTGCCTTTTTAAGGTTAGGATTCCCCAAATAGATATTTTCAGGCATAATTTAAATATTTCCTATAGATGCTCTAATCTCTTGTGTTTTTAAGTATAATTTTGCGTAGCACTTTGCTACTGTTTTTAAATTTTCCACCCCTTCCAGTGCATCAATCTCTCTTGCAATCTTAATATACTCAAAACCTTTATTCAAATTTGTAATTTCAATATCATCTGGGTTCATTTGCATCTCCTCCTGCAGTTCCTGCAAACATAAATGGTAAAGTTGGTTCTTTCTTCGATGGGTTGTAGTATAGTACGATTGGTCCAGGATATATTTTATTGAGTTCCTGGCGTACTTCTTCTCTGGTAGGTCTGGAGAATTTGTTAAAGAATATTTGAACTTTTAGTGTTCTCCCTCTCCAGTTAAAGATAATAGTATATGTCCTTCCTCTTTCCTGTAATCTAAGATACGATTCTGCTAATTCACTCCTCCAGTTGAATTCTTCATAAGTTGATTTCCCTGGAACTACAACTGATTTACTGAAATTTCTTATTGTAAACATATCCCACATCTTGGGACCATAACTACACTCTTCCTTATATTCTTGCTTACCACAAAGTTCACAGAATCTTTCTTCCCCTAGTCCTGAGGTGGATCTAGAAGATTCACTCCCAGTACCATTACTAGCACTGCCGCTATCATCGTTGTCACGAACACTATCATTATTTTTGTTAGATCTTGTGGGTTCTGGCATTACTCTTTCTTGAATCCGTCCTTAAGAAGTTTCTGAAGTTCAGCAGTTGAACCAACAAACAACGCATTATTTACAGTTGTTGGTGAAGAAGACTTCTCCTCTTTATTTAGATCTCTCATTTTCTGTTGGAGATCAAGTAACTTATCAGACACATCACCAACACTCTTAATGAGTTGTCCAACAACTTCATATGATCTAGGTTGTTGTCCTTCCTGTGCTAATTCAAGGATACCGTTGATTGCTTCCTGCCCCTTTTCAATTAAAGAATACAGATTACCACGAGTATACTCATAATCTTTTACATGATCTTGTTGGTCATTGATTTTTTTAAGTTCTTTTTTAGTTTCTCTTACAAGTTCTCCCGCTTGAACTTCAACGTCCAGGGTATCATTTATGCTGTCAAATTGATCACTCATACATCTGTACCTTTAGTTGGACTATAAGTTCTACCGTCACTGAAATCAAATCGTTCTTCACTGAATCCGAAGTCATCACCGGGTTCGACCAGATCATCATCTGTCTGGGTAACTGCATCAATTGATACTCCAGAAATGTGACTGTCTGCCTGAGTTCCATCAACTCCTCTGTATACTAGGAGTGTTTCATCACTAATTTCTCTAATCTGTATCAATTCCTTTCCGATGTAGATATATCCATCCACAATTAGACTTGATGCATTAGTAACTAGGAACTTGGTCTGTTCTGTATCAATATCCTGAGCAAGAGTAGTTGCGTTATCATCATTATAATCCTTGAGTGCTCTAGGTGTAGCAACATACCTGAGTTCTCTTTTTGCAGTCTTGGTATTTGTGCTTGTGTTATAATCAACCTGAACTTTTTTGATAAGTCCTTCACTATTATCAGCAATAGCACCAAACAGATATGTCTTTGCTGTAAATTGTAGTTGATGAGTAATAACTCTCTTCTCATCATATCCAGATGTATAGTTATCTTCAAAGTTGATATTTTCTAAAACCAGCGGCACGTCTCTCTTCTCACCAATTGATTCTACTAAATCAACTGTTACATTAAATGATGGTTGAAATATTGGAAGAATTTGCTCAATAATTTGCATCGCATCTTCATTATATTGAGTTAAGATTGACAATCTAAATCCTAGATTGTATGGAACAGGCATAAAGACTTTTCTTGCTGTCTTAGTTCCATCTTTGGTGAATGTTTTAAAAGTTTGCATTGTAGAAACTTTTCGGGAACTATCATATGCAATAGATGTCATTTCAAATGCCAATCTAGGAAGAGTTATCGATACTCTTCTTCTTGGATCTGGTTTCTGCTCTAATCTTGCAATAAACTTCTCAGAAGGACCATATGCAATAGGAACCTTTACAGTAGAAAAGTTAGATCCATCCTGCTTGGTGTGACGGATTTCAATGCTGTTGAAGAGAGTGCCAAAAGATATAATAGTCTTTCGTATTATCTCATGATAATAATATGTTCCTAACATGATACCATGGTTTGCCTATACTAACTATTTAGATCTCTCCAAATGGATTCTTTTCGGTAAAGTCAAGAATAGTATCTGCCTCTGACTCTATTTCAATATTATCAGCAAATTCATCAAACTCATCCTGATCTGAAATTGCTTCGATTCTTCTAGCAGCATCAGATCCAAGTTGAGTAGTTCCAATACCTACAACAATTTCTCCAAGTGCAAAATTACTGGATGCATTAGTGATCTGTAATACATTAGTATCGGCATCCCATTTATGAACATACGCTGTGGTGCCCGTAGAAACGCCTCTGACGAGTTCTCCAGAGAAGTAGTTCTCCGAGGTAATTCCAGTCGCTGGAACCGCTATGGTGACGTTTGGTGCTAATGTGTATCCTGCACCAGCATTAGTGTATCTAATAGCACTAACTTTTTCCTCAGCATTAGTGAGAACGACAGCAGTCGCATTAGTTCCACCTGCAGGTGCTGTTGTAATTGCAACTGTTGGTGTTACACCATACCCAACTCCAACAAATGTAATGTTTGGAAGTCCAAGAGTACCTTCTGTTAGAACTGCTGTTGCAATACCACCAGTTCCATCATTATTCTGGGGACGGATTGTAATTGTTGGTGGTGTTACATATCCAAGTCCTGGATTGGTGATTTGGATACTATCAATTGACTGACCTACCTGACCAGTTCTTTGAGTCATAATTGCAACAGCAGTAGCATTAACGCCACCACCAGGTGCAGTCTGAATGCCAATAATTGGTGGAACTGTATAACCTGTTCCATCATTAACAAGATCGACTCTACCTACAGCAAGATCGGTTGGACCACCACCAAGATCTTTTGCAAGTTGAATGGTTGCTGTTGCCTGTTGTGCATCAAGACCAACCATTGTAAGTTTGGTGGTGAAGATAAAGTCGGATACTGCCTGATCAACCTCTTCGATTCCAGTATCAACCAGTTCATCAAGAGCAGCATCGAAGACTTCACAACTCAATTGATAGACGAATAACTTATTCAGTTGATAGAATGGTTTCTTTGCTTCTACATATTTAATTTCAAAGATAGTATTATCAAGAGGCAGATAAATTAAGTCACCTTCTGCTGGTCTTGATGATACTATAACGTCTTCTCCTTGTAAGAATGGACTAGTGAAATCCTCATATCTCTCTTTTGAGATTATCAGAGTGATCTGATCTGTTGACTGGACACCAAACTTTGATAGAATATCTCCATTTCCTGCAAACCCTTCATAGTTTGCTAGGTACGCTTCCATTCTGAATGAATCATCAAATTCAGTAGCAATTGTCTCATTCAAAATTGCATCTTGACTCACCAACTTCCTTGGAAGATAGATGATATCTTGTCCGTATATTTTTAATTGTTCATTAATAAGATCCTGAACGAGTCTTTGTTCTCCTTGGGATCCTTGTAAAAAGTAAGAGTTTAATGGCATGATGTATCAACCTATCAAATCGAAAGGTGGTTCTTCATAAGTCGCTCTAAGTTCCTTCTCTAGAACTTCTAACTCTACCATAGCATCATCGTAAAGTTGTCTTCCATTTAACTGAACTCCGCCTGGAAGTGCTACACCTTGGAACTTAATTAAGTTTTGACCCCACTGTCTCTTAATCAGTGAAGTTGTATATTTCTTTAACCACCAATCATTATAGACTGATGCTGCATCAGATGGATCAACCAGTCTATAGCAGTCTAATACGAGATATGTGTCGTCATTAAATTCACGCCAATCAATATCTACGTATAATCTACCATTCTTTCTGTTGAATCTTAACTGAACATCTGGGGTGATAAGTCTACTTAAATCCTCAAGATACGTCTTCGTCATTGAGTAATTTAAGAGATCAAGTGCCCCATAATGATATACATCGTTCAAGAACATTTGATATTTAATATTGAACAGACCATTGGATATGGTGCTGTTATCCATCTTGAAAACTTTATTAATTCCAAGAACATGGTCTGGGAGTTGAAGGAAGTTTTGTCCCTCTTGCCAGTTTACTGATGCGATACCAGAACCAGAAGAATTAGTTCCTGTAGTAGTTGTAATACCACTCTTTAGTACTTCTCTTTCTGCTTCGGTAACCTTATGCTTCAGGAACATTCTCTGATAACCATCAAAGTGGTAATCCTGCCAGTGTTGAATTGCGTCATCTACCAGATCATCAATCTGATCATCATCTACGTTGATTTCCAGAACCGGATGTCCAAGTCTTCTAAGACAATAATCGATCAATTCTTGTCTGGTCGATGGTTTGCTCATTCTTCGATACCTGCTTCCTGATATTTAACTTTGTTTTGCAATTCAATATAGTCTTTTGTTAAAGACTCCAATTTTGCTTCTAAAAGAATATTCTGATTCATTAATGAAGAAATTTTAGAATGATAATTCTTGATCAAAATATTCACGTCAACATCACTATTCATAATTTTAGAAGGTTCCTCCATCTAGAGTGTTTGTCCACATTGGCTTGTTGGTATATACATTAGATACCGAGGTTGGTGCGACTGAAATACTTGCGCCATTTACGACCAGATCGTTTGTAGCATCGAAAGTTCCCTGAACACCAATCAGTATAAGAGTAGTTCCACCACTAATCGATACCTTACAGACACCGAATGCTGTGCTGTTGTTCTGCTGAGTGACCAGAGCGTCCTGAGCAATCGTTTGTCCAGAAGGCAGGGCGATTGAGATTTCAGTTACAGCAGTCATAATCTGCGTAGAAGTTCTTGTATTTACAGCATCTGTTGGGTTGTTAGTAGATGTCTGTAAACCATTAGCATCAAAGAATACAACACCATGTGTTTGGTAATCTCCAGTCTGGTAATAGATACCCTTGATATCCAGATTACCTCTGGTTCCTGCTATCGTGCTACCAGTAATAGTTGCATCAGGAACATATGTAAATGCTCTTGCAGGAGCAGAACTTCCTTCACCAGCACTATCGTTGTAACCGAAGAAACCAACCTTATTATTACCAACTCCGCTACTTACATTATATTGGAATGAAATACCACGGTCTGTATTGGTATCAAATCCATGAGTAACAGTTACTTGTGATGTGGTAGTAACACCAACTGCTGTACCTGTGAATGTTACAACTTTAGTTGAGGCATTGTATGCTGTAACTGTACCAATACCAGAAGCATCGATACCTGATACTGCCAGCTGGTCACCAGTATTAATACCAGCAACTGAATCAAGCAGAACAGTAGATACACCAGATGCGACGGTTCCCATGACCGTCTTGATACTGGTTACGTCACCAATACCAAAGATAGCATCATTAATTGTAACGTCGTTTGAGTTAACAGTGGTTGTTGTACCATCAACTTGTAGGTCACCCTTGATTATAACCGTACCTTCATTGCTCAGACCATCGGGGAATGGGTCAATGAATAGTTCATTACCACTACCAGACTTGGTAGAAATAGTGTTAGATGAAATTCCAACACTACCAAATATCTGAGGAGAGTTCCACTGCCATCCGTGACCAGTGACTACAATTTGATTAGCGCCATTCTCATCATATTCAATACTGACATCCTTACTTGTACCAAAAGTAAGTTTGGTATCATCAGGAATGACTATCTCACCAGATCCATTAGGATCAAGGATGATGTCCCCATCAGTATCTGTAGAAGATAATGTATTTGTATCTAATCTTAGGTTATCTACATTCCATTGATCGACCTTCCTGTTCTGGTCCAAAAGTGCAACAAAACCATTTGCTGCTGTCGTCGGGTTTGCTTGACCAGCAACCAGACCAGGCGCGATGCTCAATAAGTCGGTGTAATATCTACCACCAACTACCTGAGCATTTTGTGAATTATCACCAGCGAAAATTCTTCCGCCTTTATTGCCGTGAGTTCCTACTCCAACGGTAAGACCTAATTCACCGAAATTAAGACTACCTGGAGCGCCAGTGCCCGTAGATCTTTTTACTCTTATGATACTTGCCATGGCTTAGAAGTTTCCTCCGTTGATATCTAAATTTTGGGTTGTTCCAGGCGTTAATTCTAAAGTTGCTTCAAATTTATTAGTTGTTCCGTTGTATACCAGAACAGAACCGTTCTGAACTGCGGATATGTCAACATCAGATAATCCACCTAAAGTTCCGCCACCTCCAGCAAAGGAAGATAAAACTTTGATAGCATTTTGCGATCCAACCCTGACTTTAATGTCTGCCATATGTTTTAACTCGTGGTAACTCCGGCTGTGACGATAGCACTACCTTCTACGACTCTGGTTTTGAGTGAAGAAGTATCAGTTAATAGAACATCATATACATATCTACCAGGTTTCAATCCAGAAGTAATTGTAGATCCCAAAGAAATCTTCAGTTGTCCTTCTGTTGCATTTGGAAACGATACGACAAATGAAGCAGCAGTTCCCAATGAAGCTGCTGATTTCTTCAATTTTGCTGCACCATTAAATCCTGTTAAATCCAGTGGAGCATTTGCATTATTTTCAAGGTTAAACAATTGGTCGAAGTTTGCGCCAATGTCAATTACAACGTTGCTTACATATGCTGCCATTATTACAGTCAGTTAGATCTATCTACTGGTATTTATAAATCATTTTTCGCTATGGATAACAGAAGAGACTTTATTTCCTCAATATCGGACTTCATATCCTTCACATCGTCTTTTAATTTATTCATTTCCTGCTTTTCAATATACTTTTTTTTAGAAAGTTTCATGAATTTATCATATTCACCTTTGTTGGTATTAATGATAGCACCAGAATTCATATCCCTTATTAGGGATGTGTCTGAATTAACTTTTAAATACTTACTCATTCTTCTGAATCAAATGTTCTTAATGCAATTGCTCTGAGATTCTTAATTCTTGGAGCTTCAGATTGTTTAGGAGAAGTCATAACAATTTTAATTTGGAATCCATTAAACTGTGGTGTGTTTTCTGCGGTATACTTATACTCGCTGAATCCGTTCTCAGATTGATTTGGATTTACAAATTTATCTGGTAAACCATTATCATTGAATGGGATAAAAGTTTGACCAATCTCATTTTCGTCATTTCTAACCAGTCTATAGAATACTCTGAAGTTTGAATCTCCCATTCTATGTCCATCGAATTGAACAAACACAGAGTTGGATATAAACTCAAGATTGATTCTCTTGGTCTCATAAATTGCAGCATGGGGATCAAATCCAGGAATATTGACTCTGCTGTCGGTAGTATAATCAACATCTGGTGCATTAATAAGGTTACTCATTGAAACAATATTACATGTATCAAGATCAACCATAGGAGATACATTCTCGTCAGTAGTTGATAGAAGCATTTCAAGTTCAAATGATTTTTGACCACCAAGGAGTTCAGATTCGTTTATCTGAGATGCAACCATTCTTGGACTATCAAGACGATTCAATTGATTCAGAGTAATACTCTCATATCCAATATTTGAGAATGATGCTTCAGTTCCAGATATACTTGATCCAGAAGTTGTCTTAATTCTTGCAGAAACATTTGTTCCAGAAGGACTGACAAGGTTAATGCTTGGTCTGATAATTTCAAATGGAAGGTTTTGAGTTAGCTGAACATTAGATCCACCAACTGCTTTAATTGTTGAGAATGTCTTAGTATCATCAGTGAGACTCACATGATAACTATTAAATGTCCTCTCTCTTTGATCAATATTATGAACTTTATTAACCTTAAGTAGTGATACACCATTGACCTCATACTTGAACACATTTGTGTTTTGTGCATGAGTTGATAATAGACTGCCTGTAACTGAATTATTAAAGTTTCTACTTTCAATAGTAATAACATTACCCGCAATTGTTTCGTAAGCAATAATTTCCTTATCAATTAACAGATAACCAGTATTTGCAGAACCAACTGCTGCTCCTTCAAAATTAGCAAATGCAGTTCCGTCTGCAACATTAATAACTGAGTCATCGTCATTGACTGCCGCAGTCAGAGTTGTTGGGGTTACATCACTTTCAACATTGTATACTCTAAGTTTATTTTGAGGTGAGTGCATACCATGGTTGAAATGGTCAAACTTCATTGTCTTACCATCTCTAATCGGGTCATTATTGACGTATAAGATATTGGGCATTGGCGTAGCACTACCAGCATCATTGAAGAGGTTGTAGGAACTTGCAGCAGCAAAGTTGTCTTTCACATTATCAACAACTAACAAGTTAGTTCTAGCTGAAACACCAACAGTGACTCGTACTCCACTTCCGGTATCGCCAAGTTGATTCATCAACAGAAGATCTCCAACCTGATATCCAGAACCACCATTGGTAACCTGAATTTGAGTAACTACTCCACCAGAAACAGTAACTTCTGATATGCAGTTATGTCCAAAACCAGTGAGGGATGTAAATCCAATGCCAGTATAAGTAGAGTCAACCAGAGCAACACCGGCAGTTGGTTGTACCAGTGCTAGGATACTCTCATTGGTTGGAGAAGTTATAACTGATAATGGACCACCAGTTGCAAAGATCTTACCATTATTGGTTCCTTGTTGAATTTCATTACCAGATCCAAATGCAGTATCTGTAACTGGAATACCAATAAACTGTCTCTTAGAGAACGTAGTAATTGGATTATTCTTTCTAATACCGACTCTAGGCAGTTGACTATTATAGAATGAGACTGAAACTGGAGTATTGGTTACAAACTTTGCTTTATTAAGTTTGAACTTAAGATCTTCCAACTGACTTGGAGTCCAGGTTGACTGGTTCTGTGACTTGAACAGAGATCCAAGGTATGGTTGCTTGTTATAGACTGCCTTGAGTTGGAGGTCTTCTTCACCCATTCTAGTGATAAACGCCAGATACTTCTCTGTAGGTGAAATAAGCACCAGAGCATATTCATATCCAGTTTGCAGATAGACAGGAGTAGGAAACTTAAATTCCGTTGCTACACTACCATCATCAGATATATTAACATCGTTTGATTGAATGTTAACTTGACCGAATGGTACAACCAGTGTTGTTGGAGTGCCATCTCTCATAGTCCTAATTTGAACCGTAACTGGAATTGAAGGATCTCTGGTCTTAAAGTATACCTCACCACCAGTTACATACACACCATCGGAATTTGTCCCATTACTATTTTCAGCAGTAATTAAGAAGGATTGTGCTAATGGGTCATAATATGCGCCAACGACAACATCGGTACTTGAAGAACTAGACCCCTCCGTTCTAGTTGAAGTACTTTCTGATTGTGTAAGTCTAATTGCATCCAGAGTCTCAACCAATCTTCTATCAATTTCTGGTGTTTTGATCGCAAGAACTTGCTCTTCATAACTTGTGACATATCCAGATGACAGATAATCAGTTTCAGCAGAACTACCGCCTGGGTCTAGTACAGGTGAATTGATAGCAGATGAAGTCAATCTAATTGTGCTTGATCCAGTAGTAAATTTAGGATTAGCAGCAATAACTGGATCTGGAATATGAAGTGAGAACTGTATCTCACCTTTCTCATCAGTTATCAACTGTATCTCGCCTACTTTTGCTTCTGCAGTTCCATCATTATTGACGAGGACCATTCCTTTTTTAACGTATCCAAGGTGTCCTGGTTGTGTTTGATTAGAAAGATCTGCAAGGTCAATATTAATAAATTCAGAAGTTCCAGAATAAGATGAACTAATTACGACACTGAAGTTATCTCCGGGTGCATTAAGACCAGGATTAACTTCTCTAATTGGAGCATTAAATGGACCAGTCTCATGATTATGTTGTGCTACACGGAATTGGATATTTGGTGTTCCTGCCTGAGTTAAAGTAATACTATCAACAATATCACCAGTTTTAAATGAACCTTTGGTCATGATAACTGGTAATTGCTTGGGAAATGCAAATTCATTCATATCAACACTTTCCATGAAGACATAATATTTCGTATTTGGTTTCAATTTCTTACCAGTTACATGAATATTTCTAGAACGGCAATTATGGATAGTTTCCATACCAATCATTCTATTTCCAAGACTCATCTCTTCTAATCCAGAAGAAAGTTCAAGACCAAATACACTCTCAGTACCAGTTTCTATATTAGTATCAAGAAAAGTATCCTCAAAAGTAGTGCTCGACCAACTGTCAGTGGTAGTGGTAGTGGTTCTCCGAATACCATTACCGCCCTGATTAATACCGCCGCCTCCTTCTTCTAGGGTAGAGGTGGATATGGAGGTACTAGTAGATGATCCTGAGTTAGACCCAATTACTGTGCTGCCAGTTAAGGTACTATCAATAACTCTTTCATCACCATTCCAGGTGGTTTCAGAAGAATTAAACCAACTTGCTGCCATTCCACCATTCTCACGATCTTCAGTACCAAGCAGTTCTGACATACCATTGAATATAGAATCAAACTGAACAATATCAGGAGTAGCAAGAACAATTTCTTCAATCCAGTAGTCTGTAGCAGGGGACAGGTCGATTGATCCAGCATACAATGCAATATGATATGGATTCAGGTTTTCTGTTCTAGTTGCAAGTGGTTGATTAATAAATTCAACTTCTTCAAAGTTAAGAGTTAGACCAGGACCATTTCTGGTGATACTGACATCAGAAAAATCATTTGCCCAAGCATAATCAGCATCTGTGCGATTTGCTTCAGTTGTTACAGTCTCAAATTGCAAAGTAAAATTTCTTTCAGTAGTACGTGGGCGTAATTCGCCACGCTTTAAGTCAATATCAAATCTTGATTCGCCCCTTAGATTAGCACCATTATGGTTTCTAAAGTTATCTACAAAGAAACCAGACTTAAACTTATCTAGTCCAGTGTTAGGATCCTTGACTGAAAGATTCTTAGTATCTGTTTCAAGTAAAGAAAGTGTAGTATAATTCTCAAGATTCTTAACTCTATTTTCAATACTACCAATATCTTTCATAGTAAATCTCTTATGATGAATAAGTTTTAATCTACTATCAAAAGTTGCATTAAACATGTATGGAGACATAGTAAGAATGCCAACTTCAAATCCTTCACTATTTCCAACTGGTAATTTTGGAAACTCTGAAGGTTCCCCCCTCTTAATTAAAAACTCTCCATCCTTAGTCAAATATAATCTATCGATTCTTCCAAGATAATGAGAATAGTCAACAATAAGAGTTTTATTGGTTGCAGCAATTTCACAATTTGAATTTGAGAATGATCTTGATTCAAATGCAAACGGTGAATCAGATGAACTGAGAGAATACGTATTGACTTTTGGTCTCAGATCAATAAAATCTGATGCTCTTCCTAATGGTGTTATTGGGATCTCTTTTGAATAGTCGAGAGTACTGTAACTATTGACAGATTCCACTGTTCCTGTACTCTCATCAGTGTTAAGGTTATCAAATACAATTCTCAATTGTCTAGTTGGTTCAGCAGCACTCTTTATTCTATTGATTCTTGCAATATCACAGAACTCTCGTCTATGTCCTGAGTCTAGAGTGTAATCATTACTTACATTTCTGTCACCAGTGAGAAGAGTACTGATGTTTGCAGTAATTCCAGAACTTTGCAGTGAAACTGTTTCTAATATCTGGAAGAACTTATCATTTTCATATACAAAATTTATTTGATTACCACTTACAATATCAACAACACGAGCAACTGCTCCTGTATCTGCACCAATAATTTGTTCACCAACTACTACATTATTTGTGAATGTGCCACTTTGAGTAGAAGCAATAATTGATGGGAGAGTTGGAGCATTAGTATCATTAGACTCAAATATAGCAAAAACTCTAGTAACATCTGGTACATTCAGTGAAATACTTTCGTCTTGAACTCTTGTTCCATATGGGTAAGAGGACGACCAAGATAGTCCATCATTCATTGTTGTAGAACCGATACCAGATCCAGCATTTCTAGATCTTGCTACGACTAAATTAGTACATCTTATGTTGGTCTTTACCTTAGATGTTAACGTGCTTCTCTTACAAGTAATGGTAAGTTTTGCGCTAGTACCAGTTTGACTAAGCCCCTTGATCAAAATTGTTTTAAGATCACCAGAAATTGTGACTTGAGAATCAAGAATAATTTCTTTATGTCCATTTGCATAAGTTAAAGTATAATTAAATTGATTATACGGTTCCAAGAACAGAGTATCATCACCAAAGTCAGTTATAGCAAAATTAAGTTGTAAATTTGAACCAATATTGACTGATGTTTGCTTTCTTATGACGTAACTACTATCAAGAAGATTGATAGATGAAACACTAGTGTTGGGAAGTCGAATCGTTTTTCCTGCATTATTTCCACCTTCTAATATACCAGAAACAACATTTAAGTTTTGAATATTAGTAAGACTATTTGTAGTACCAACATTATCTACCTTTACTGTACCACCAGTGCAAATTCCTGTTACGCTGCTAACACCAACCAAGGTGATACTACCCTGATTCACTGTGCTTACTCTATTAAACGTAGGCAGATCTTGACCTGGTATGGTATAAGAAACGACATCATGAACCCTCACAGGAATGTTTCTGAAGTCTCCAACAGATGCTGATTTTACTGTGGTGATACCAGTAGGATCAGTCGCATCAGCTCCACTAATCTCGAATGATGAACCAGGTGTGATAAGATTAGTAGTCTGTTGCATTGCAACGTTGCAAGCAAAGATAGGTGATACAGTTCCAATTGACTTAATGTCACGGATATCATTATCTCTAACTGCTGTAATATTTCTACCTACAGTAAGTCCATTGATCTCAATTGGTTCGTTAATTTGGAACTGACCCGTTACATCTAATAGGTTAAGAGTCGTTGCATTTGATACTGCATCCTTAAGGTGACCAGTTGCTCCACTGAATACACCTCTAACTAATGCAGAATTTAGAGCAGTGACGCCAAGTCCAAGTGTTAGAGTAGTGAATGTTTGAATATCATAGAGTCTTAGATCAAATCTCTCTGTGCCAATTCCAGCTATATTTTTCTTACTAAAATCATAAATCCTGGCATTACCAATAATTGCAGATGCGGGATCCAGTTGTCCGTTATCACCAACTCTACGATCTCTTAATTGTACAACAGATGTATCGTTAAATCCAATTACTGGTGAACCATAAAGATTTTCTACTTGAATATTGTTTCCAATTTTAATTGGAACACTGACATTTTCTTTTTTCTTTGTAGTTCTTGGTTTTTCGTTATCAAGTGAAGTTGATCCAATCTTTTCAATTTCATATCCTTTTACGTATGCTTTACCTGAAGATATCTGAAGGGTGAAAAGATCGTCAGACGGAGTATTGCCCCTTTGAGTTAATTGATTTGGTGAATAAATGCCTTTATTGCCAAGTCTATCATTTAAAGTTTCTCTAATATCGACAGCAAATCTCTTGACGTAATAATCACCAGACTCATCGTTTGTTCTCCTTGCAAGTTCATCTTTAAATATACTATAATCAGTAGTATTAACTAACTTTTGAGTAAGTCCTTTATCTACACGCAACAATTCTACAAAGTTAGCATCGTTGTTATCTGTCAGTGATTTTTTAACAAGAGTTGTAGATATTTTAAGTCTATCTGCACCAGGAGCAGATTCGTTTGAAAATCCCTTAGCATTATCAAATAAATCAGAATTTTCAGAAGAAGCAGTTACAATATCTTCTGAAATCTGAAGACCAACTTTATAACTAGGTGAATTTGTATATTGATCTAGAATTACAGTACTTGCAGGCACTTTTACAAAATATCCCCTAACAAAAAATATTCCCTCACTGATTGATGCAGAAGAACCACTCGGTGTTGCTTCAGATACAACAGCTCTTGCAAATGCATTATTTGTAGGAATAGTAGTAGAAGAATACTTAATATCTTGTAATGTAATTAAAGTTTCACCATCTGTAAATTTTGGTGTTACACCATCAAATCCAGAAGCAGTATATTTAACATAGATAGTGTCTACAGAATCAACTGATTCCGCACTTGTGATGCAATTGACTACGGTTGCCTTAACACCAGAAATTTCACCTTGTATCTCAATATTATTATCTTTAAGATATGAAGTATATGCAGAGACAGAAACGTCTAAGAAAGTAGGATCAATCTTAACTGCAGAATAAATTGAATCATATATTATTCCACCAGGAACAATCATTGCCCCTTCTTTGAAGAAGTGTTGTCCGAACTTTTCAATCTGCCCCTGAAGGATAGATTGTAAAGTAGTTAGTTCTCTGGATTGAACTGGGAATCCAGGTTTGAACAGCACCTTATTATAATTATTGTCTTCATCAAAATCGTCAAAATAAGGGGAAACATTTAAATTGGTGTTCTGGGTCATGTTCTTAGAACTCTACTACGACTTTTACTTCTTCTTTTTGGGATTCGGATCTACTGATCGGTGCCCTATTATCAATATAAATGATATCACCTGAATACTTTTCAACTTCTGGATTTGCCTTTCCGAGTATGAAAGTTTGTCCCAAATTGATAACTTTTCCACCTACTGTTATACTAGAAACATTTGTAAAACTAGTATCGGGAATTAAGGTATTTCCCGACATACCAATACAAGTAACTGGATTTGCATTACCTTCAAAATCAAAGTTTCTAAAGTTGTTATTTGATATAGTAGATAAACCAACAGGTTGGTAGTATCTCAAAACACCAGTATCACCATCCCAAGAGGCGACATAACCAACAGCAGTCGATCCAGCAGTGCCAACTGATTGACGAATCTCGCCATTTAGTGGGTAAGTAACGCTGGAAGTTGAAATACCAGGATTACCTGAACTAGGTTTCAGTTTCAATGCACCAAGAGTTGTTGCGGTATTAGTATTTAGAATGTTAGTTAAACTTCCATATTGAGTTGGATTTCTCACAATGCCAATTCTTGAAAAAGTATTTTGAGTGATAAAATCGGAAGAAGAATCATACTTAGAATAAACCATTACTCTATACGAACCTAACTCACGATATATATCTGCTCCATGTCCACCATTTGGTGGAATTATAACTTCAAATTCTGCATTAGATCCACCATCACCAGGATTGTAGTTAATTACTCCTCTAGTGTAGTCTTTTCCTGGAGATGAAACCTCAATACTAGAGATTTGTTGATTAATTATAACAATAGAGACTTTTCCACCATTTCCATCACCGAGAATATCTTCCGTATATGTTCCTGATGTATATCCTGATCCTCTGTTCTTAATAACTACTGTTTCGATTCTTCCACGAACGGCAGCATTTTTTACTGATTCGGTATTACTGTCTCCCCAGTTTGTGGGAAGTGGCATATATTTTTCTGTTGTAAATTTAACAATATCCGCAGGAGAAATTGTATAAAGATATTTCCAAATATAATTGTCACTTCCAGTTCCTGCTTTTTGGGGACCAGTAGAAACAAAAGTTGGTTCATGTTGTGATGGTTGTCCTTTTGGAAAATCTGGACTTGTACCATTATTGATGCAGATATAAACCTTAAATTCGGAGTTTACGACATAAAAACGAGATTCATATAGTGTCTTTGAACTAGTTTGTGGTGCTGGATTGGTAATATCATAATCATTCCTATACATGTCATAGGTTATACCAGAAGACCAATTAACTCTGGGTACAATTCTTGCAAAATCATTAACATTAATCTTATTTAAGAAAAGCATCGAGTCGTGATATCTATTCTCCTGCTCAAAAGAGTCTCTTGGATCTGGAGTAGTTGTCGCCCAGTTAACATTACCATATTCTTCAATAGAAATATTGGTGGGATTTGGGTGTGCTAAGAAGGTATAATAAAAATTTGAAGTCGTGCCAATGCCAGTCACAGACTTAGCAAATGTCTCCGCATTCAAAATTCTAAATTGGTCAGTAATTATGGCAGGCATGTCTGTCCGATTTTTTGATTATTTATACTGTGTTTAGTACTGTGATTTTAATTCAGTAGTTCGTGAAATGTGTGCTGAAGTACTAATACCAGAAAGTGGATCATCTTTTTGGAATACAAATTCGGATCCATTCCTACTTCCTATATTTATCTTACCCCAACTAAACGATCCATAGGTTTTGAGATTGTAAGCAGTATTTACTCCCACCAAAGAAAGAACATTTGTAGATACGCGAATTGTATCTGTTCCACCAATAGATACGACTTGAGCAGCACGATAAACATTATCAATAAAAGATGTTCCATTTCCAACAATAGTTGACACATCACCATCGATTGAAGTAACACCAGTACCAATGCAAGTATTTCTAACTACGAAGTAATCTCCTGTAGAAATACCAGTTTTTTGAATCGTACCTGGAGTTCCTGAGTTAGAATAAATTTGTGGGTGCGGATAGAAGTCAAATATAATTGTTGGTAATGAGTTAACTCCAGATGTAGCAGTCGTAACATCGTTAATATTTCCATAGTCACCAACATAACTAACTGATTTTACTTTTTCGACAACTGGAATAGTCAATCCAACTCCTGTTGTACCTACGATTTTGATATCATTGAGTGTTTGTCCAAGATTATCAATTTTTTCAAATGACCAAACATCTTCAGCATATATTGTAGTATCTGTGGGACCAACGGGTGCAATGACTTTGGTTGATGGGTAATATAGTGGTTCAAGATAAATTCTTGTCTTAGCAATTCTAAGACCATCAATAACAAGATCAGAAGTTTGCTTGGTCCATTCTACTGGTCTCAGGAATGAATTGTCAGTATTAATACCAACACTTGTATAAGTTTCAGTCTCGACAGTATCAGAAGCAATCAATGCATAGATAGTTCTTCTTTCCTGACTATCAAAATTATCTTGACGTTGAAGTCGTAATTGATCACCATCTTTAACTGTTGGATCGATATTGATTTCTAGATAGTCTTGATCAGAACCAGTGTAGAAGTACATTCTAAACGTGCTTCCTGCTTTTGGTGCTTCCTTAAATTTAAATCTCGTGCCGCCATTAAATTCATAATCAATTCCTGGTTTCTGAAGAACATCATTCAAGAAAACCAAGAAATTGTTTTGAAGTATGAGACCAGATCCTTCTTGTGAAACAATACTGTAAAATTCTTTATTAGTTTCTGTTCTAGTAATAAGGAATTGAGTTTTAGCACCATTAAATTGATTACTAAAGTCATCTACTTCAAGAAGTTGACCGAATGTCCATCCAGAGAACTTATCCTGATACTTGTTCTTAACAGTTACAGTGAAGTTGGATGTACTAACTCCAACCTGGAATGGAAGACCATGAAGTGTAAGAACCTCACCTTCTTTATATCCCATACCACGATCGGACATATCGAAACTGACTATACTACCACCAGTTCCAACAACAACATCTATTGTTGCAGAGGAAACACCAGCACTACCACCAACTAGTGTAAGATTTTTATATGGTGCAGGTTCATCTGTGAATACTTGAGGTGGATTTGCTTGAGTATATCCAGTACCACCCGATACAACACTAAACCCAGTAACTGTTCCAGCAGTACCAATAATTGCAGTTACAGCAGCACCAGATCCACCACCCAAAGAATCAGCAATTGAAACATTTGGTGGAAATATGTGACCAGAACCACCGGAACGAATACCGGTGCTACCAACACCAACTGTAACTCCTGTGATTACACCAGAACCATTTACAACTGCAGCACCAATAGCACGAGTTGGGAATTGATATCCACTACCAACTCCAACTATAAACTCGTTGATTATGCCGCCGTGAGGAAGATCTCCAACTACTGCAGTTCCGCTGAAATCAATATCTTCTCCACTAATAGTTTTCTTAATCTCATAATTAGAGACCAAGACAGAACCAATTGGTGATAGGAATGGTTTTTGGAAAATATTATTGATTAGGACTGCACCATGACTAGTAGTAATACCAGTTACTGCAACACCACTACTGGTTATTGTAAATTGATCAGTAGTACTATTGAATGAATCCGAGATATCATCGAAAATTGTATTTTCATTGTATGTTAATCTATAGAAAATTCTGCCCGAAAAATTCGACCGAGTTGGTAGAGATCCAATACCTGCAGGTCCATATGGTGCGTCACTTAAATAAATCTTACCTTGTTTGATTCTATAATCGCCTGAGACGACGCTACTGGCGGTGCCAACAGTATATGCTGCGGCAACAGTACCCATTACTCCACGCTGAACATTAAGGACATTGCCTGCTCCCACTAAATCAACTTTAACGATTTCTCCAGTTCCAAATCGAAGTAGAGACTTACCTGCAATCTTTGATATATTACTGACTGTAATTTGAGTTGAACCAACTCCAACAGACTCTGACATAGTGATAGCAACTCCTACTGGTTTTACTGCAATAGGACTTTGAATGATATTGTCAATCGTGATTATACTTCTAGTGGTTGCAAGATCACCCTCTGTTGAGAATGACTGAGTGAGACCAATTCCAGTTCTATTGGTAAATGTTACATGATTTCCATTAAATGCTTCTGTTGTAGCAACAGCAACTTTAAATTCATTGTTACTTATTCTAATTGCAAATACTTTTTCAGGAAGAAGATTAGTAACACCAATACCAGGAACATTAATAGATGTGATGCTCATAGAAGATCCAGTATTGATACCAGCATTTGTTGGGTCATATACAAGTTCTTCACCGGTATTAAAGTTATGATCTGTAATTGTAATTGTGCTGGCAGCAACACCAGTTGTAGGATTTATCGAATAGTGAAGTAGTGAATTGTTATTGTTGAATATAGCGAAAGTGCTCAGACCAACAAGTTGACCAGCAGAGTTTCCAACTCCATTAAACTGAGAACTAATATCGTCTATCATTAAAACTTTATTAGTTCTAGATTCGTTATAGTCAGTAATTATCTTAGAGTCAAATTTGATAATCTTTGAAAGACTTGTTGAATCTGTATCTTCAGATGCAAGATCATAACTTATTCTCGTATGTACTGATGAATTACTATTAATTTCAACGTTAAGGTTGAGTTCTTGTTCAGGTTGTTTTACATTTGCCCCCCTTTCTGGTAATGTAATAATCTGTAAATCTGAAAAATTCTTGTAACCAGCAGTATGATCTAGACTATTCACAGACTCTTTCCACTTATCCAATTCAATTTCGCCACGAATACTATAAGAGAATTTTTGATAATAATCATTGTCATGAAGTCTCTGAAGATTATCATTCAATTTGCCAATATCATTCGTCCATATTCCATTATCAGATGAAACACTTCCTACATTTAAATCAAAATCAGATTCATTTACTTCTGAAATAGTTGCCTTAAAGTTACCTATAATACCACGAATAACTGATGTTTCAGTAAATTTACCAATAACTTCATTGAGTCTCAATATACTTGATTCTTCATCCCAACCATTCTTTGATACAACACCAAATACATTTGGATCGTTAATATCAACAATTTTTTCACCTTCTATAAATCTTACAGATTGGAATTCCGGAATAAATGTTGCAAGATCACTTACCTTGATAATTCTACCGAATTGTGCATTCTGAGCAATATTATAAGTACCACCGGTAACACCTAAACCAGTAATATTATAACTGATACTTTCAGTTCCACTAGCAGTATTGCGAGCAGTCACTTCAAAGAATTGGTAATTATAATCGCTTGAATTATAACCATCTGCAAGAGCAGGATTAGTGATCTGAACATTCTCTATAAAAATTTTGTCTCCAATATTGAATGGGAACGGATTAGTAATTCCAAATCCAATATTTGGTGCTCTAAGGAGAAGTTCATTTACACCATTAGAAGAATTAGCGCCAATAACACCAACTCCATTTGAGTTATTAGTTGCAATAATTTTGAGATTATCTTCTAAGTTACTATCACTACTAATAACTTCAACTTCACCAACAGAACCACCTGTAAGTGTCGATTTGGTGATGATATTATCATTTCCAATTGCAATTACTTTTGGTGGAACATTATAGTCATTTCCAGCAGTAACAATACCAACTGTTTTCAATGTTTTAATATTCTTAAGTTTCAAAATAAGAGGACTATCTGCTTTTGGTTTGATAGTATTATCTTCTGAGAATTCAATTCCAGAGTAGAAAATTGTCCCATCTATAATTTTACCAATTTCTGTGTTACTTAACTGCAGTTCTGCAGAAACTCCTGTAGTAGTTCCTATGGATGTAATTGCTGGAAAATCTTTAACATTGACGCCACCATTTATAATTTTAGTTGAATGAATTCCACCAATTGCAGTTGGGGAACTAGTGGAATAGAATCCAGTGCTATATCCTGCAGGAGTATATGAGTTTGTCTCGGCAGACCCAACTAAAGTAAATCCAAAGGAGTAATCAGTGCCTACTCCAATTGAGGCAACTTTATAGTTTTGATTAAACTTGGAGTCTACTATGCGGATATTGGAATAATTCTCTACACTTACATCTGTAGATGTTGGATATGTATCTGTGTATTTGGTATCATCTCCTTCAAGTCTGTAATAGAAACTAGATGAAAGATTTTTGTTGATATCAATTATAATCTGTGTGGTAGGACTACCATCACCGATAATTCCGTCTCTCGTGATCAAAGTAGATTCATATCTAGATTGGAACTCTCTATCGTTATAAAAATTGATATCAAATCCAGAGAGACTTGTATCTCCAGTATTAATTGCAAATTTTCCACCATTTATAACATCTAACTTTGGATTTATTTTTGAAACTTCATGAGTTCCATGTCCCTGCTCAGTTATAGTAATGTTTTGATAGGGGAATGCTCTTGCATCAAAATCTCTTTCTGCAAGTCTAAATCTGTCGTTGCTTATCTTAATTACATAATACTCTCTATTGCTCTGAAGAGGTGTTGCAACACCAACAGCATTTACATAAGCAACAACATCACCGGTTTTTAATCCGTGATTTACTGCTGTAATTTCCGATGTAGTTGCAGTTACAATTCCAGCAGGAGCAAAAGTTTTAGGATTAACAACCAGTTTTTTTAGAACTGGATTGAACTTAAATACGAACTGTTGAACTTCATTAGGAGTTATATGTAACCTAACGTCATCTCCTTTTTGTACTCCATGTGCTGCAGTAGTCTCAACCCTAGCAGATACCTTCTTAACAATACCCGTAATATTATCCTTTACCTGTGATAATGTATGACTATTTCCACTAGAAGCATCGACGAAGAAGAGAGTGGAATTAATTCCAACGAATGCCTTAGAGGTTGAAATTCCAATAAAATCAGTTCCTACATTGACTGCAAAGAGATTAGTTGTAGAAATATCAAAGAAAGGAGAAAGTGAAGCAGTTGTAGCAGCACGAATTGTACCTCCAATAGAAGTAATACTCAGTTCATCACCAGTTTTAAACTGATGATTTCTCAGATAGATTGCATTTGGTGGAATCGAAACTGTGATATTTGTGCTTCCAGCAACTCCAACAACAATTGAAGTATAAGTAGAACCTATACCAACAGCAGAAACTTCAAAGTTTTGCTTGTATGGAAGACTTAAATTCTTATTTTCTAACTTTTTATCAAGAAGAAAATTAAACGTCTGTGGTTGCTTAACTACTAAATCTCCTATAGAGTGAGTACTAGCAGTGCTATTATTGACAATTCTTGTAATTCTATATCTGTCATTGACGGTATCAACGCCGACAATTTTCATTAACTCACCACCAACCTTGATAATATCATCTTCTACGAATCTTTCTGTAAACGTAGAAGCTTGTAGTGAAATTACAGTGCTGATACCTGTTGTCGTAGTAGCGGCAACAGCAACTTTCATATTGGTTAGAACTGTACCTACCCCAATCGTTCTAAAACCTTCAATATTTTTATAGGTTGCAGAACCAATACCAGAAATTTCAATAATATCACTATCAAGAAAACCATGTGGAATTGTAGTAACACCAGTTACTACATTGCCTATCACACTAAAAATGGTATTTTTTAGTACAACATCACTAGTTCCGATAGAAACAATATTTTCACCTATAACTTGTTCAACCTCTACGTCAATTGATGGTTCATTGAAATTGATTTGTTCACCAACCTTATAGTTAATACCAGATTTAAGTATATCAACATCATCTATTCTAGAAGATTTAACCGCATCTACAACAACTTCTACCTTAGATGATATAGAATCTTGTAAGAATGGATATTCTCTAGACAACTCATTTATTCCAAGGTGAGTTACATTTCTTTTGTAAGAACCATCATTCAAAATTGAATCACGTTGATCAATAGTATTGTCATAGTTGAATAAGTCGGTTTGATTATAATGTGACTTTGTAATGTATGGATATGCAAGATTGCCACTAAAATCTAGACTAGAGAAGTATGCATATGTCCCTTCGGGAAATTCTGGAGTTTTGCAAAATCTTCCATTATATTCGTCAAGATCACCACTTGCTTTATATAGATAATCTTGTGTGAAAGATCCCTCAACAAATCCAGATGGTCTGAGTGTACCGACAGTTTCTGAATCAATTTCATAACTTGAAAAGATTTTCTTATTTCCACCAGTACTTTGACCATCTTTAAAAAGTGGAATTGCATGACCATATGGACCATAGATTGGATTGCCATCGTATGCCCATCCAAGTATTGGAGAATGGGAAAAACCTGTGATAATTTCATCTCCATTAGAATCAACATTATCGCCTAATAGTTGACGATAAAATGCTCCAGGATAGAAAGCAACTACCTTAGATTCGTTCAGATCAGTTCCGGAACTGATTTGAACTAATTCTCTATTAAGTCTATCTATTTTGGGTATTGCGGCATTATCGAGTTCAAGTACTTTGTTGTACCTTTCAACATTATTAAATTTCCATTCATGAATTTCGGCATTCAACTTTGCATCCACACCAGATGGAATCACTTCGATTATTGTATTTTCGTCATATCCAATACCAGCATTAATAATATCAATTGCTGTGATAGCACCATCTACAATAGTAGAATTGAGTTCTGCCAACCTACCTGAACCAACAACATTAATTGCTGGAGGAGATGTATAATTTAAACCCGAATTTGCAATATATACTGAAGTTAACTTTCCACCAACAACAATTGCTCTAACATCTGCTTCTCTTCCTGTCTGAACCTCAATATCCAGATCTCTCTGATAGTTGATTACATTGGGTATACCATATCCACCACCGCCATTTCTAATGAATACGTTATCAAGACTTCCACGAACCACAGGAACGCCAATAGATTTATAGTATGAAGGAGTGACGCTAGTATCTCCAGTAGAAACAACACCATTGATTGTAATAGATATTGCCGGGTACTTAAATGTATGTGTACCTACACCCACGCTGGTAAAGTTTACATATGTTTTTGTATCAAAATTTACACTACTGATAGTGGTTGCTGTTCCTGCTTCACTTAGAATGAATCTATCTTCATCCAGAACAGTTGCCTTATAATTTACCGCTGTCGATATTCCACCAATAGCAGTACCATCAAATGAATACTCTAAGTTCTCACCAGTTTTGAAAGAATGATTTCTTGCATAGATATAATTGGATCCAATGTTGACCCCAACGAAAGAACTATAAATATCCTTCTGATTTGCTGGTGGCCATGCTACGGCATCTACAACTACTCTCTTGTTGGAGAAATCATCAGTAGATTTTATAATATTGATTCTATCAATAATTTTTCTAATTACTTTTGATGTAAATTTATGAGTGCCATTTCCAAAGGCATTCATATTAATTACAGTTTTAGATAATGCCTTTTCCTTTGTAACAGAAAGTGAAACATGATCATCATCAATCTTCGCAATGAAATATACTGCACCAGATGTCAGTCTGGTTGTACTAAATCCAACAGAAGTACTACCAGCACCAATGGGAGTTCCTGAACTAGAATATACAACTTCTTCTCCGTCTGAGAATCTATGTCCTGGTATATTGATTGTATCGGAATTTTGAGTTCGTGCATTATCAACAAAAGTGACAGTATAAGTCAATCCTCTCATTCTTGCTTCAGCAATCGCCTCTGTTCCATTTCCTCCAGAGATTGTTACAGAAGGAGTACCTTTAAAATTGAAACCAGAAGAAGTAAGAACGACATCTTCAACTTTTCCTTTGAATTGTCCTATAAAAGTAGCACCATTGCCTCCATTAGTATCTGCAACTCTAATTTGTGGTGGATTTATAACATCATAATCAGTTCCAGAATTTAAAATATTAATTTTGTCTATCTGACCATAGAATATCGAATCGTTTGAAATTGGTGAGTGTAATTCGACACCATTCAGAGAAAGACCGATTGGTCCAACAATATCTTTATGATCAAGTGCTTGTTTTGGTATTCTATTAATTCTTTTAAAATTATTCTGATTAACTATATTCTTTCCAAATAGGGAAGATGGAATCAATTTATGCTCACTGGTGGATTCACTGTCAGTAATATTAACATAAATTTGATTACTAACAGCAGCACGACTGAATGCTAATTTTATGGTATTTGTATCAATTATAGAAGCAAAATAATTTCCTGTTGAAATACCGGAAGTTCCAGAAATTGATTGATAGTATAATTGTTCACCAGATTTAAAGTTATGATTACTGATAGTAATTGCGCCATCAGTTGTGTTTATATTACTACCAGAGAATGTCTTAGATCTGTCAGTAACTGTTACGTTATTGTAACCAGGAAGACCCGAGAATGCAACATATGCGTTCTTTTCTACATCAACAAAGGTATTTTGAATATTTGATAAAATGCCATCCTTATTGAAATTTACACTTGCAAAGTCAAGTTTTTTCTTGATGATATACCTTGTGTTTATATCAAAAGAAAGACTATTTCCGGTGACCGAAAATTGCTTTGTATTGATTACATCACTAACTGTACAATTTGTTTCTTTGACACTCTTATCATTCATCAATAGAATATCTACTTTATCTCCAAGATTTAAATGGTGATCAACTACAGTTTTAAGAGAAGATGATCCAATAACACTATCAACATGAGTAATTACTACATTATTGTAGAACCATCTGTTGAATCTTACGTCTTCTTCGTTTACCTTCTCGCCAAGGTGTTTTACAGACAGCACATCTCCCTTTCTGAACTGACTTGTAGTATTTTTATTATCTGCAACTCCTACAATGGTGCCAACAATTCGCATTGTAACGAGTTTGGAAATATCATTGTCTTCGTAACCAAAAATATAGTTTCCATCAGTAATAGGATCATTCTCTACAAGGGTAGTAGACAGTCCTACACAATTAAAGAATTGATTGGCACTCTTACCAGTATATGTGACTGCTGTTAACCCATCATTATCGGGATTAAGGAATGAACCATTTTCTGGGAATCCAATAGTGGAATCTACAGTCAGAGTTGTATCTGTAATACCAATACCTAAAACTTTGGTCTTCTTACTGACATTGAATGTATTTTCAATCGTATTTTTGGGAAAGAATAACTTATAAAAATACTTTCCATTTGAGAGCACAGGTTCAACTCTTGAAATAACACCCTTTGCAGTTGGAGTATCGGTTGATCCTTGCAATACAGTCGTTTCTGCTAGTTTAGTTGAATCCCCACTGATAGTTTCGACCACTAAAATATCTGAAAGTGAGAACTCAGCAGATGATGCTCGAATTGTATTATCAAATGGTTTTACAATTTCAACAAATTTTCCAAACAAAACACTGAAAAGAATCTTCAATGATGTGTCGGTTCCCTTTGAACTATAGAAGTCCCTTGCCCTTGAGAGAATATTATCAATATTAACGCTCTGGAACTGTCTGTCCTCAATTCCTGGTAAAAATAACTTTTTATACTTTCTGAAAAATTCTGCTAAAAATACTAAACCAAGATTAGTAAGAGGTGCTCCTGCATCATGAAATCCAGACTGACTGGAAGTGAAATTTAAAAATTCACCATTACTGACATTATCGATACCAGAAAAACCTCTGATACATCCAGTAAAGGCAAAATTGGTAACAGTAGGAAGTGTTGCTCCTACTGGGTTGGATCCATCAAGGTTCAATATATCATCAAGAGCATTTTCATTATCAGAAATTGTAATAGTGTTTGAATCTATAACTTCACTTACATAATAAACCTGACCAGCAACAATAGTCGAAAATGATGTATCAAAAATGATAGTCTGTGCTCTAAACGATTCTAATCCAACAGTAGATGTCAGTTTGATGGTATTGCCATTCAGGTCAAATCCAGCAACCTTCTGAGCAAAAGAAGTTTTGCCAGTATATGTAAAAATCTCATTTTCAATCTTTACAAGTCCGTTTTTCGGTAAAAATCCTAAATGATTGGTGACTTCAATAACATCATCATTGTTTCCAGTAAATTTAGTCAGTTTTGGCGTAGTTTGTGTAAATTTAAGATTTACAAAACTATCAATATTCTTTAAATCCGTAATATTTTCGGCAAGACTTACTGTTCCATACTCACTTTCCTGAGACAGATAGTATTGCTCCAAAAAGTCTTTAAAAATCGGATTGTCATCTAAAATAAATTCTGGAAGTTGACTTTCCAGAATATTAGAGATTTTTACTTTACTATCTGACATTTCTTATCGAGTAAATTTCGTGCTGCTAGTGTAACTTGAAGGAGGAACATAGTTTGAACTCGATCTATTTGACCCAGAAGTAACTAAATCTTCCTTAAGTGTTAAAACACTTTTTCCTGTAGTATCTAGGACAATATAAAGGTTCTCTTTTGCAATAATATCATTCGATTCGGGTGTGACTCCAATTTCAATTCTATTGGGCAGTGAAGTCGATGAAATGCTAATTGGGAAGAGAATGATCTCACCTTTTACATAGTCAACAGTTCCAGCACTTCCAATAACAGTAATAATCTCATTACTTTGATTAAATTTGATGACTGATATAGATCCAGTCGTTGGTGCTACTTGAACTGGTCTTCCCGGAATGGTGATATTAGTATCAGGGACATCAGTCAGAAAAAGAGTTTCGGTAATACCCGAAACTTTAAATCCAGATGACCTAATATTGAAACCTTCTACCTCAGCATGAAATTTATTTGCATAACAGAGTTCATAATTGGCAAGACTGTCGTATGCAGGAACTAAATTCCTTCTCATCACAAGATTAGTGATATTTGAAGTAATTCCACTATCAACATTATCAATCTGACGAAGAAGTTTGCTATACTTTAATCTTCCACCGAAAGAATTAATATCAGTTGACTTAGAGTAATTTACAATTGCATTTGTAACCCTACTATACAGGTCTTCAGTGCTTGTAATAGATCCTGGATCATATGAGACCGTACTATCATACTCCACATACAGATATTTCAGATCCAAGAACTCTTGCCTTATACCAGCAATGGTGTATTCCTTCAATTTACTCTTAATCGTGTTTTTTGCCACGTCGGAGAGGAAATCACCATTTTTAGGTTTGACTGTAATAAAAACTTTGCCGTATTCTGGAGGATCTAGTTCTTCACCACCGTATGCCGAGACAGAATCAACATTGGGATACAGAAAAGGTATCAGACTAGTATAATCATTGGCAGTGACTGCTCTGTACTGCGATGCATAGACCCTAGGAGCAAGGTATTTGATGGTATCAATACTTTCTATCTCATCACCCTGTTCTGCCGCTTGTAGGGTCGTTATGGCAGAGATATTATTTGTTACATTTCTATCTCTTCCTTCACTTTTTGCAACTAATTGACCAGAAAATGTAAAATTACTTGCACCATTTGCTGCGGCACCAGTGGTTTCAATATAGGTGATTTCAATCTTGCTTCCATTGGGTGGTTTTTTACCTAAAATATTGTCTCCGAAAAGAATTTGGTATTTTTCATCCGCAATTTCCTGAATAAGATACAAACGAGTATCAGCATCGACGTTAAAAATATTTGTATATGGTGCATATTCCTCCACCGCAGTTCCAACGGTCTGAACACGGATGGAGGAAGTGTCAATATTGCTGTTTGGTAGGATATATTTTGCATCTGGTTGGGAATCATTCACAAAAAATGTTTTTTTCAGTAAATTTCCTTCAAAAATTTCAATATTACTAAATGTTACAACTCCTGAAGAGTTTGGAGATGCTGTAATGTCTTCTGGAATCGAAAAAATGTAGTTTGAGTTGTTTGCACCACCCAGTGCAACAACACCTTTCTTCAATATAACCGATCTAGCATTTACACTTGCACTAAAAGTGATTCTTGCTGCTGCTGCTTTCTTCGATCTAGGTACATATCCAATATTTCTTGCTAAAGATACGACATTCTCTCTTAATGTCGCACTATCAATGAACGATTCGTTCACTGCCATGTTAGTGTTATAGGCAGTAACGTATGAATTATATGCTAACGTGTCGATTAGGACCGAAAAGTTGGATCCTTCAAAGTCAAAGTCCGTGAAATTACTATTCGACCTCAGATAATCCTTTATCTGCTCTCGGATATCATTAAAATCGAGATTGGTAAACTGATTGAATGCCATTATACCCTGGAAGGTTGTAAGATAAACTCTATAAATTGTGTAGGAAGTGGTAATCCAACGATGTCATACTCAATTTGAATGAATAAATCATTAGTATCGGTCTGAGTCTCAGTAAAAACGTTGGTCAGTTCGATTCTAGGTTCATAATTTTTCAATAATGTAATAATTTCTTCCCTCAATATATCATTATCAAATGTATCTAATTCAAAAAGTGTATCGCCAACAGATGTTCCTAAAATATCGTTAAAAAATCTCTCTCCAATTTTGGTTCGGACAAGATTTATGATAGATTTTTTAATTGCATCTTCATTTTTCAGAATTGTTACATCGTTTGTTATGGGATGACGTTTAAAAGATAGACTGATATCCCTAAAACTACGTGAACGCTTAGATGGCATCTGTTCTGATACACTTCGACATAGTATCTATAATGGTTAGTAACGATTTGGAATTGAATCGTAATATGATTCTTCAGAAAGTACTTGTTTTTTAGCACCCTCGATAGGTTTTGCTTCATCATTTAACACCTCTTTCAACTCAACAGGAGTCTCCTGAGGTGATTCACCAGGAAGTGACCAGTGATCTGTAACCAAACTGGTCGTTCCCCATGTATCTTTCATGTAATTTGTGTCTCTATCAACTGGTGAGTTACCCATTTGTCTCCTCTTTTTCGTTATTTATTTGTTCTTTAGCAGTTTTCCAGAAATATTCATCTTCACGACCCATTCCAAGTCGATCAAATCCATTTTCAACCTGGTAATACTGAGTTGATACCTTAAAATCAGGCATCTTTGGTTCGACTGGCGTCAAACTATTATCATAAATGCGTAGTCTATTGTTTGGATAGAGTGCATATTGTCCATTTTCCAACTCAATCAAGTTATGAGACTTGTGTTCAGCAGGATTCTCACTGGTCGCATAATCAACATAGTCTGGATCATGATGATAATTATCAATCGTACACACATATGTGCCCTTAACATTACCATGATCCCGTGTATAACACTCAAAGTCCATTGAACCAATGAACTTCTTATCCACTGATACAACCCCGTAGTCCATGCAGTTCCAGAATTGCAGGTTAGGTAGACTCATATCAGGTGTAGGGGTCTCAGGATCGGTTACAAAGGCACTGATAGGCAGTTTATCGTACATTGCCGCATACTCTGGTAAGTATGTTTCAAAATAAAAAGCACGCCCAGGAATCGATTTAACCGATACCCAGACGCCCTTGACGAATTCTCCATGACCAGACTGATGATCCGTTAGATACTCTTTACGTACCCAGACTTCCTGTGACGGAAGATTCGCAATCAAACAAGACATAAAAAGTTTACAACTAGTTTATCTATTAACCTCTACCTTGACCACGATAACGCTTTGGTTTGGAATTACCGGATGATGCTGCATACTTTGTATGTTGTCCAGAACCTTGACGAGTCTTCTTCGGAATAGACTCAATCATCAAATTACCAGTCAGAGACTTTTTAATCTTAGCCATAGTTTTGTTTTTCGCGATTTTTTAATAAACGGGCGGTTATAACCCCACCCAGTATAACACAATAGAAGCACGTAAGAACTCATCAGATCACGCGCATTTTTTCATGCCCCACACGAATCACAGGGTCACACCAAATCTCATAACCCTTCTCAATCGCATCTAGACAGAAACTCACATCCTCTCCACACATATCTTGGACCTCTCCTGATTCAAACGTTTGCATCTTCGGAGCAAACCATGGATAAGGTAGACTCTCAAATACGCCCTTCTTAATCAGAACCCATCCAAAACCTGTGTAATCAACAGTGAACGGTTTCTTACGCTTACTCATTGATTCCCCAGTCTCATGATTCATCACACCACCATTATTACGGAAGTCTCCTTCCTCTAACCAATGTGCAACAGATGTAGTACGACCATCTTCAGTCATATACCATCCAGCAGCAATATCTTTCTCCATTGCTACAAGACGGAAGAACTTCTCTGTATCAAATACAATATCAGAGTCAATCCATAACTGATAATCATACTCTAACTTACCATCCCAAGGTTTCTGATTTGGTCCTCTGAGTACATTCGCACCAAGACACTTACATCTTGCGAAGTTTACCATTGAACTATAATCTTGACTGATCTGTATACTTGCACCAGTCTGTACAAGATCAAAACAAAGTTGTACGAAGGACTTCAAAAATGCATATGAACACCCTCTACCAGGTAGACAGAATACTACTGTCTTACCACGAATTATTTCTTTTGCTGCTTCTAAATTAAAGTCTTCTACTTTCTTCGGAGTAGGTGCAGCAGTCTTTACTGTAAATCCTTTAGCCATAAAAATGAATTAAGTGACATTGTTATTATACCACAGCGAGTCATTCAATGCAATCGCTGTTATACCTTATTTAGTATCCCTCTGCTAACTTCTCTAACAAATATGTGAGTTCTTCCTTCGTTCCATAATCTCTTATTAACCCTTCGTCATTCTCTAATCTATATTCAAGTGCCTCTATGAGTAGTTCTTTCTCATAGGTCTCGATTGAAATATTCATAGTAAATTTATGCACCTCTTTGGTATATATCAGTAGCGAACCTTACAGGATCCTTTTTACCTGGGGGAATTTTTTTTGCTCGGAGGTATTTGAAAGGGTCTAATACCTGGGGGAATTTTTTTTGAACTTGATATCTATCTCGCGAATTCGGTCCGTTGTAGGTTAGGGTCTCTATGCGTTTTTAGCTAAGGGGCGGGACGCGAACATAAAACGCCCCCAAACAACTGCTCTTATCTAATGCTTACTGTGCGTCCTCTAAGTATACCATAAGACTGCTCAAATTGCAACCGGTTGTTCAAACTTAGTGTTGTTGAAGTTAGCAACACTGAACTGCTTGCGATTGACCAATTTGTATACATTACCCTCGTATGAGTAGACATAACCCTCAGCATCTATTCTCTCTTGATTGATGTATGCTTCCGGACCGTTCAGAACTCTACACTGATTCAGGCATTCTTCCTTGATATACTGAACCAAACCGTAGAGGTGCATAAGTGTTACATTGCCGTTGAAGTCCTCTACTCGTAGTGCATTACCCTCACGCAACGAACGATTCACATTGATGCGGATCTGTGCTGCTTCCTTATCAGTCACGAACTCTACAGTAGGTAACAACGACATCACTGCAGTCATCGCTGGGGGTAACTCAAACTCCGTGCCGAGTTCACTATAAGAACCCGACCAAATATAAGCACGAGGTGTTACGAACTTGCAGTAAACTGTATCGGTGATAGTGAACTTCAGCGGGTGTGCGATTGCGTCTCTTAAGTCACTCTCTGCTGTGTAGTAAGTATGCGGGGCAACGATAATCTCCTCATCTACAATATCATCGAATTTATACGTAATCGTGTTCGGGGTATACTCATCAGACCCGCCTAACCCTATGAAATCGCCTTGATATATGCCTCCGGTTTGTGGTAGATAGTCAAAGCACTTATGGAGGATTTGTGCAACCTCTCCCTTGTGGTTCTTATCAATGTCCTGGTGTGATTCGTTGATTTTGATCTTTACTTTGTTGAAGACAGATTTCGTCCCTACAAAGAACTTACCCGTAGCAGGATTAACGCCCCAAACTATTGCCGGTGCTCCATCCATCTTCACACTTAACGTGCCTCGGTTTCTAATAGCGTCGAGGAAACTTAAGTCGCCTGTGAGTACAGAATCTTCTGGGTGTTCGATGTGAAGAATTGGAGTCATATTAGAGTGAGGTTTGTGTAAAGAATAAAGGGACGGATCAGGCAAACACGTAACCATTGACGAACTCATCAGCATTGAAGACCTTGGAGGGTCCTGCCTGCCCAACGAACTTACGAACAAACCACTGATAGTTTTTTTGAAAGACGCCTTCGCCAGCAACGCAGAATTCATCACAGAGCGCGTTGAGTCTGCTCTTGGTGGTGACGCTCTGGAATCCACCATCGAAAATGGTCATGGTGTCGTCTGAAACTTCTGCGATCTTATTGCCGTAGAGACGGACGACGCTGACGCCTGATTCTGCATCGAAATAAACTGCCGTATTACCTGAACTCCAATTGCGGTTAGACTGGATGGCGGCGTTCATCTGGGTTTCGATCTTACGCATGATTTGGGGTTGGTTGTTTGACTTGTTAATACAATACAGCATCTGCGGGGCAGTGCCTATTTTGTATGCCAGTTCATCGACCGGCACACGCTATCGGGTATCAGTTGCCGAAGAACTCATCATGGCAGTCTGCGACAAAATCCACGAGTTCATCGCTGCAATCAAGTCCGAAACGATCGCAAACGAAATCGACGCTCATCTCTAGGTCAGGCATCATCTCCAGCATGTACGCTGCCAGATCTGATGCGATCATCTCTTTCAGTTGGCGCATATCGTTCTGCATCGCATAGGTGCAAGGGTCGGTGTAAGTCTGCATCGGAGTAGTGTTGTTCATTCATCTACAATACAGCATTTTGAGGTCTGTGCCGGGATCTTATGA